GAATCTTGTGGAGAAAGATTATAGACTACACCTAGAGTCAATAAAGATGCATTAGTACCTTCAATGATTACTGGTTTATAAACTGAAGTACCAGATGCATGTGTAGTAGGTACACTACCTCTCTTTTCAATTATAAACTGTGTAGCGGTCTTATTATCAAATTTTATTTTCTCATCAGCAATAAGAATCTCACCAGTTGGTTCCCATCCAATAGTAGAGAAAACATCTATTCTTTTTCCTACACCATCTGTACTAGGAAGATTTCTCTCTAAACGAGTCTTAGTTGAGACTGCAAAGAATCCATTAACTGTCTCAGGAGCAAGTACAATATTCCATATTGATTCTCCATCAGCAGTATTATCTGGATAAACATTATCTACAGTAGCATCAGCATATCCATATTCATCAGTAACAGACTGTACTATCTTCTTACCAATTAATAACTTAGGATCTCCTGATATAACTTTACATTTAAGAGCATAAACACTGATCCAATCAGCATTAGATACTTTGTATGTGTAATCTCTTGGTTTGTATACCTCTGGTTTTGTATCATTATTAACCAGAGTATTGAAAACAAATTCAATAGAACTATTAGTTCCTTTGGCCTTATAGAATTTACTGATATTCTTAATCAGTGTTCTCTTATCAACTTCACCTTTAAGATACTTCTCAGGGAAAGAACCTAGATACTGACTCTCAAAATTTCTAACTAAGGCATATAGAAATAGATTACTTACATTATATACTGTCTCACCTGAATTATGAGGTGCAGCAGTGGTGCTAGAATACGTTGAAGTATTGTATAGGTCACCAAGGGTAGTATTTCCACTAACGCCTCTTACACACTCTCTCAGCTCGGTATCAGTACGTGTACCATAAAATATAATTTCATCACCAATTCTTACGTAACCATTTGCCTGTGGAAAACTCGACGCATCTTGTAGTACAATTGTATCAGCAGTAGCAGAAATATAAGCATCCAAGCTATCAAACTGTCTAAGAATATTTTGCTCATAATAATCAATGTTGGAATAAGTTTGTAAATTGCTGGCAATATCTAAGGGGCCACCTTGAACTTCCTGACCTTCATAGTATTTCTGAACAAACTTGTGGAAAAGTGGGTATTCAGATACTATAAACTCAGGTAGTTGCGACTCAATAAGAGTGCTAATTCTTTTAGTCTTTACTGCCATTACTCTTTATACGCAACGAAGCTGGAATTTGCAATATCAACATCAAGATACATCTCTCGAAGTGCCTTGACATCATTAGATAGTGGTTTCACTCTAAGTGAAATACGATTGTCGAAGAAACTACCTTTAATAATAGTTAAGTCGTATAATTTTATTTCACCTTTGACATAATCAATATCACCAACTTCCTTGTCCAGGACAACCTTCTCACCAGTTGAGGAATCTATTCTATATAGGACAATCTTCTCATCTCTGTCTTCTAAGTAGACATCAAAAGTAGGATATTCTGTTACCCTAAATCCTGTTGATGAGAGAACAGGACTATCACAATCCTTATCAAATGCATTCTGATAACAAACTTCATAGAAGAAAGTAGAATTTAATTGAGGATAGAAGTCTCTCCTCATAGTAACTGATGTTAAATTAGAATTAATACTCGAATCTGCCTCATCAATTACAGCAGTAAACTTACTATATCTAAATTTACCCTTAAATTTCTCTGTACCACTAGTATTAGTATATTGTTTTACTGCACCAATGGCCACATCTCGTATTTCAGCAGGAGGAGAATCTGTTTTTGACCCACTATAATAGATCTCACTGGTCAATTCTACGAATAAAACAGCAGGATCAACGATAACTGGTTCAACAGAAGCAACAACATACTTCTTTAACTCCTCAACAATCTGATTTTTAGTCAAAGATGTCAAATATGAAGCATCAGTTGGCTTTAAAACAACAAAAACTTTACCATAATCAGGTGGATCTTGGTCTTCTCCACCAAAAATTATGATATCGCTAGTAGCAGGATAGATATTTCTTACGATTGCACCATAGTCTTCAGCAGTTACAGCACGATCTTGAGTACCAAATGTCTTAGGTGCATTAAATTTGATCTTTTCTGTGGTTTCTTGCTCTTCTCCACCAGCAGCAGGAATAGAATTATTGATTGTTACGTTATATGAATTAGGAGTAAGACCACTTCCATTAACTAAAACACCATTAAACACAAAAGATTTGACTCCATTGGACTCAGAACCAGATGTTGTGATGTAAGTTACACGAATTTGAGCATTATTTTCTAATTTTTTACCTAAAACACCATCTCCAAATATCAATTCATACCTATCATCAGCAATTTCTTCTAAAAAGAAGACTTTTGATGTGCTATCTACACCTAAAATATTGTCTGCCCTCAGATATGGCTCGTTAAATGACCCTCCAGTAGGATAAACTTGGACTGATATTGTATTTGTATCAATATCTGGGTTGTTTAAAATGAATTTTTGTGATTTTTGTGCTGTCTGAACAGTAAATGTCTGTGATACTTGGGTTCCTTCTCTTAAAGGAACGTTAGTGAAGACGGCCTGATTGTTTGCAACTGCTGCTTTTACACCTTTTTCCACAACATATTGATAAACATTGTTATCATAGGTAGTAAAAAACCCAGTTCCACCTTTTAAGTTTAATTCTGTATCGGTAGTAGGATTGCTATAGTCAACTGTAAAGTCAATATATGCAGTAGGAGATGTTTTTGACTTAGGTGTATATCCTAACTGCTTTGCAATTGCTACTACATTGTCTCTTAGAGACGCGGAATCAATGAATAATTCATTGACTACCATGTTTGTATTGAACGCAGTATAGTACGTATTATAAGCAAGTACGTCTATTAAGTTCGATATAGCAGAACCTTCAAAATCATAGTCAGTAAAATCTGACTGCGACTTTAAATAGTCCTTCAGCGTAGTTTTGATCTGTTCAAAATCTAAATTAGCAACTTGAGTATAAGGCATTTATCGAGTACGTTCTAAGAAGAAACCTGCCTGTTGTTGTCTATCTTCTCGTCCTATAATTCTATAGAAAATTTCTACCTCATATCCATTAGTATTGAAGTCTGGTTCGCATAGAACATCCTCTACAATTACTCGTGGTTCCCATCTTTTAATGGTTTCCTTAACTTGAGACTTAATCATACCAGCAGTACCATAATCTAATGGTTCAAATAATGACTTCTGGAGATTAGATCCTAGTTGAGGTTGGAATAGACGCTCACCTTTATTAGTAAGAAGCAGGTTTTTGATTGATTGAGTAATCGCAGCCTTATCCTTCACCGTGATTACATCATCGGTTACAGGATGCTTCTTAAATGTAACGCTTAAATCTTTAAACGTTTGGAACGTGGGCATTTAGACACAGCAAAGCTATTTCTATTTATCCACTGTAACTGAATAGAATGTATATTTCAAAAATAATTCCTCGCCCTTGTGGATGGGCTTAATTGTCTTTACGAAGTATTTGTCATCTTCTAACCACTTCACACAGTTAGGATCTTCTGAGTGGTTTATGAACCCACCCAGAGGTGTTCTATAGATCACTTCGTCCACAATAAGATGAGACATACCCAATACCATACCAGCAGGTATATCTTCTCGTGCGAATATACCTTGTCCTGCTATTGGACTATTTTTAATATGGAGTCTACTGGGTAATGCTTGATACATGATCGGCGTTTTCGGTGCTCGGAGCGTGCGTCAATCTAAAGGTGCGTGACACTTTGGACAGAAATCTTTCTTCTGTGCCATAAACTGTTGATAGATATCCTCACACATCTCATGAGCAGAGTGTCTAGGAACCATCACCTTGTAGATAAGACCCTCCCTAGCGGAAAGAGTCTCTAACATACTACCCACTTCTTTCCAGAGGGCCTCATTGTCCAAGTTCTCGTAACTCAATTTCCCTGTCCTCTATACTTCTTCCTCGCAGAGTTACGCGAGGTGGCACTCAACTTCGTGTATTGGCTACGCCCCTGTCGCGTTTTCTTCGGTTGGGCAGCAACGTAACTGCTAGATCCCCACACACCAGACTTTGCTTTTGCCATAATTTAAAAATAATGTATGTATATTGTAAATGATTCGGTAAGACTTGTCAAGACCCGACAACCACATCATCAGATCCTACTGAAACTTTATGAGTACCACTCACGTCACCTACAGCAAGACACTTCTTTCCTTCCCACTCTACCTTAGTAGAAGAGGCTGCCGTAAATTGTGCAGTTGGACATGGAACACAACTAGGACCAGCAGGTGTTGTATGAGCAGTAAACACATCTCCTTCCAATGACACCTTCTTACCATTAACTTCAATCTTACTAGACTTCACAGTACCTGCAAGATTTGAATTGACATCACATAAGTGATTGTTTTCAATAGTATCGTTAACTCGTGCTACAGATGGCATTAGACTGAACTCGCTGTTTTTACTAGATCTTTCTTAAGACCTTCTATGTTATTATGTAGGTAGTCCAATGTATCTGAGAGGGACTCGTATTCACTCTTCTGAGGACGACGGTATATCAACGATGGCTGCTCTAGCTGGGATATCCGTTGGTCCAGGCTTTGCAATCTCTCTGACAGCATCAGGAGTGCTTGCTCCAATTTTTTCTGATTCGCTTGTAACTCTTCCATTATTTTGATCTCCACGTAAAAATGCCTCTGCTGCTCGTGATTCAAACGAGTCGCAGAAGCTGTCAAAGTTATTGATTACATCATCAATGTTTTTAAACTGTTCCACCATAACCCTCATCTAGATTTATATCACCATCATTGCAATGTGCCTGATGATGGTGCTCCTCTTGCCTATGCATATGTTCTAATACATGGTCGAGTTTACCTTCAATGTTATGAAGTACATCTATCATCTCACGATGTGGGTCATGTGCTTCAGGTGGATGGAGATCTCCTCCATATCCTGCTGGTGGTGACACGGGCGTTCCTGGAATATTTCCAATTACTTCCTGAATAAGGCCAGGTTGTGAAGTTACCTCTGTACCAGGCACAGGGCTAGCAGCATCCCTTATGTCTGCATGGAGTCGCTCTGTCCTCTGAATCTCTTCGTTAGTCATATTCTTTTCTATCTCCTCTTTAGTTTTAATTATATCAGGTATATCATTTGCTGTAAAGCTATGATCGACTTTTTCGGCCATTTTTTTGCTGGAAAAATTTTTTGGAATTTCTTGTTTTAAAAAACCAATTTTGTAATTATATTTATCTCTCGACTGGATACTTTTGTAGGTTAGGGGAGTCTTCGTTTTTTGAAATCGCTTGGCGACCCCTAAGTAACAAAAAAGGGGGCAAATACTGCCCCCTAACTGTTAATAACTCATGCGGTGACTAATTCACATTTAAAACCACAACTTCGGTAGTAATATAACATATCCATTGCAGATTGCAGTGATGGAAATGATATTAATCGAGGGTGATTTTGGTCACTATCTGTCCAATAGCGAATTAATTGCGGTCCGATTGTGTACATAATGAAGAATCAATTTGACATAATTTGTTGTTACGTTCCTCAACCATATTAGAGAAGGAATGTATTATATTAGCACCCACGATTGTGGACACTAATATAAAAGAAATAGCGAGGGTCACTCTCATAACTGTCCTAGTGGCGGTCTGAGATGTACCAAGTCCCACCCGTGGGAACCTCGCGAGGCATCCAGTTATTTTCCTGGAGTGCGGTGAGTGCTGCCATGACTGCCGCGTCCTTCTTCGCTGATTCGTTCATAAGAACAGCACCGCCAAATTCAGGGGTGAGGTCACGGTTGAAAGTCATGGGCAAATTCGATTGATTTTTCATATATTCATTTTAGCGGATCGTGAGCGAAAAAAACGAAATGTTAAGAAAAGCAACTGTATAATGACCAGTGCTGTAACTGGCACATTATTTGTTAACTCTTTGGGTGCTTCAAATTGCAAGTTCTTTGTAATAGGAAGTGGGGTGAAATTGTGATGCAATTGTTGTTAGATAGTGGGAAAAATTAATCCACAATAATGTTAGTTACTAATTCAAATACCTCTGGTTGGATATCATTTTGCCTAGAAAGTGCATCTAGAAAAATGTTAGTAACTATATCTAATTCGTCACCAGTTAGTGATTCATAGATGTCGAAAGTTTGTGCCATTGTTTATATAAATGCGTCAGATGTTTCTACTTCACTAATAAGAACTGCGTCCTGCCTAAATGCAACTTTGTAGGCGATTGCGATCTTATTAAATACTTTTCTCATAGAATCTAACTCGCTATTCATAACATCTACATAGAGAATCTTCACTGGTTCGCTAACACCTTTCCACCAACCTTCGCCATCAATTAGTGTGCCATATTCCATAACTGGCATAATATTTTGTCTGACAAATTCGTCCATCAAATAGTCATTAACTGTTCCTCCGTTAGGTATCATTCTACCCATAGAAAGTTCTAGTCGTTTCATAATAAAAAAGAGAGAGAATAAGGAAATAAAAATGTGCATGAAAAGAGGGGGATTGCTCCCCCTAATTGTTACTTAAGAGGAAGGATTGGGCATGAGTTTGTGTAATTAACTACCTTGGAATCTACTCCGCAATAGTTTAACAAATACGCTTCAATCTCTTCCGCAAAATGTTTAGAATTAAACTCGGATTGTTCATCAAAAATGAAATCACAAGTGAAGCGATATGTGGTCATAATTAACACATATCCTCAAATCTTTTCCAAGTTTGTCTCTCTAAACAAAGACGAGTTCCCTGACTAAATGATAACAATTCGTCCAGCATTTCAACTGTCAATTTGTTACTTAGTCT